CCAAGATAAAGAAAAGCAGTTTCAGCAGCAACTAGATGATTTAAAAGAACAGTTAAATAAAGCCACTAGAAAAGAAATGAAGTTGCCTAAGTCTGATGAAGACATAGAAGCATGGGCAACAGAGTATCCTGACGTAGCTAAGATTGTTGAAACTATTGCTATAAAGAAAGCAAGAGAGCAATCAGCAGACCTAGAGAGCAGATTACAAAAGATAGATGAGATGTCGGCTGATGCACTAAAAGATAAAGCTGAAGCAGAATTAATGAGAATCCATCCTGACTTTAATGACATTAGAGATAGCGATGACTTTCACGATTGGGCAGATGAACAGCCTAAATGGGTACAGGATGCACTTTATGAGAACGACAATGATGCAAGGTCAGCAGGAAGAGCTATTGATTTATATAAGTCAGACAAAGGAATTGGCAAGGAAGTTAAGGCAAAGAGTGATAAGGGTGCTGCTATGGAAGTTAGCACGAAATCTACAAAAACTAAAGTCGATGCTACTGAGTCAAGTAAAAAGATTCTTGAGTCTAGTGTTCAGAAAATGTCTGCTCAACAGTATGAAAAACAAGCTGACACAATAATGGATGCTATAAGGTCAGGCAACTTTGTCTATGATGTATCTGGTTCAGCTAGGTAGGAGTAGACAATGACAGCACACTCAAAAATGTATGTACCTAAGAAGGATGAGGAGTATATATCACCCTTTGGTCCTTCAATGGGTTACATGAAACTAAGTCCTGCCTTTGTTAAGAAGATGAATACTTTAATGAAGATGGAGTTAGATGACTTTTCTGACCAATTAGTTGGTAAGGTAACACAAGAGCTGCGATTTAATAAAGAGATTGAAGCTCTGTGGATGAAAGAAGTATCAACTTTTATAGCTAGATTCCATTCGTACTCAACACAAAGAAACTCTTTTGGTGTTAACGATTTAGATGCTAACAAATATAACTATGGCATCAAGATAAACTCAGGATGGTTTGTTAGACAATACGAGCATGAATACAACCCTATTCACTTACATATAGGTTCTAGTATGTCATGTGTTGGTTATCTAGCATTACCTGAAGGCATAGAAAAAGAATGGGAAGAAGATTATAAAGACCACCATCCTGCGAATGGACACATACAGTTTGTTCACGGTACATCATCAGGTTATAATAATACAAACTTTATGGTAAAGCCACAAGTAGGAGACTTCTATATATTCCCTTCTGACTTATTTCACTGCGTATATCCGTTTAAAACAAAGGGAGAACGCAGGTCTTTTAGTGTAAACTTTAACTTTTTAGAGATGGTTAAAGAGAAAGATAAAAAGAATGTTGACAAATAGTTATTTTTAAGTATAACTATATGTAACTAAGAGTGTAACGTAACCTCATGTTGGCAAATATGAATACTTATGTTACACACACACTACCACACTTTAGAGATTACCCAATTATATAAGCCTACAAAGGAATAGCTATCCTACGTACAACCTTAACTATGAATGGTCCTTATAAAGTAAATGACTAAATTATAGCACGCTTTTTTGTGTGCATTTGCAAATGTTACAGGAGATTAAAATGGCATTTGGTACAGCAGGTGGTTATGGTAACCTACCTAACGGTAATTTTAGTCCTATTATTTACAGCAAACAGGTACAACTTGCATTTCGCAAGGGGTCTGTAGTCGATGCAATCACTAATAATGATTACTTCGGTGAAATTGCTAATATGGGCGATTCCGTTAAGGTTATTAAAGAACCAGAAATAACAGTCAAGGCATATTCAAGAGGAACTACAATAACTCCTCAAGACCTTGATGATGAAGAATTTTCACTTACGATTGACAAAGCTAATTACTTTGCATTTAAAGTGGATGATATTGAGGAAGCTCATTCGCATATTAACTTTCAAGAGTTAGCATCTAATAGAGCAGCCTATAGACTAGCCGACCAATTTGACCAAGATGTACTTGGTTATATGTCAGGTTACAAGCAATCAGCAATTCACGATGCAGCTAATGCAGTCAACGCTACTGTTAATGGTACTGTTGCTGTTGCAACTGCTGGTACTGACGAACTGTTGGATTCCATGCAACTAGACTCTGCAACTTTTGGTGGTACAGCAGCCGATGCTATTACTATTCAGCCAAGGATGCCGGGTGCAACTGACTCAACTCCTGCCGTAGGTGATACATTCCCATTGACTCTAATAGCTAGAATGTCTAGACTAATGGATCAACAGAATGTTGACACTAATGGTAGATGGTTGGTATTAGACCCTGTATTTCTTGAAGTACTAAAAGATGAAGACTCAAGACTATTCCAATCTGATTGGGGTGGGTCTGGACTTCAGAATGGTTTAGTACTGAATAGCTTGCATGGGTTTAAGATATATCAGTCTAATAATCTTCCAAGTTTAGGAACAGGACCTGCAACAACAGGTGCTAATAGTTCTTCAAACTTTGGTGTTATTGTAGCTGGTCACTCATCTTCAGTAGCTACTGCCGAGCAAATCAACAAGACAGAGACTTATAGAGACCCTGATTCTTTTGCTGATATTGTTCGTGGTATGCATTTGTATGGCAGAAAGATTCTTCGCCCTGAAGCAATCTGTACTGCTATGTATCACTTAGCATAGGGGGATTGATTAATGTCGACCTTAAATTTAACTATACCTACTAGAGGAAATCACCCTAGAGGTAGAAAACCCTATCAAATTCAGAACACTATTGATATAGCTGTTGCTACTACAGCCAAGGGTACTGCCCTAGCTTCTAGTGATGTATATCAATGTCTCAATATTCCTGCTGAATCAGTAATTTTACATGCAGGTTTGCAAGTAGTTACTGCTCTAACAGGTACATCATCTGATACTGCTTATGATTTAGGTATCACAGGTGGAGATGTTGACAACTTTGTTGATGGTTTTGATGCTGATGGGGCTGATGCTTTAGCTTATGCTCCTACTTCAGCAGCTTATGCTCCTGTACTAGTACCTGCAGCTGATACTCTAGATATACTTGTAGCAGCTCAAACTGGAACTACATTAACTGGAACTATAAGAGTGTTCGCAACTCTTATGGATATCAGTGATGCTGGTGACATGGCAGCTAATGAAGTAGATAGAGATACTTTAGCTTAACTTATATATGAGAGAGCAGGGCAACTTGCTCTTTCATTTTACTTAGGAATTAACATGGCAGAAACTTACCTAACACTTACAAATAAAGTCATAGCAAGGTTGAACGAGGTTGCATTAACTTCGGCAACTTTTTCTAGTGCTAGGGGTATACAAGTTCAATGCCAAAATGCAATTAATGAATCAATTAGATTTGTCAATCAGAGAGAGTTTAATTATCCATTTAATCATGCAACAGAAACTAAAACAGTAACAGCAGGTGTGGTTAGATATTCATTACCTACATCTACTAAAACAGTAGACTATAATACATTTAGAATTGTAAAGGACTCTACATTAGGTAACAATGGATATAAACTAAGTTTGCTAGATTATAATGATTACGTTAATAGAGTTATAAATCAAGAAGATGAGATAGAAACAACTACAACAACTACTACCCATACAGATAGTATTACAACTATAACAGTTGCTAGTACTACAGGATTTGATGCTGTGGGTACTATTATAATAGGTAATGAAAGTATTAACTATACAGCTATTGGTTCTAGTACTACCTTTACAGGGTGTACAAGAGGAAGCAACGCTATAGCAATTTTAAGTGGTGTCACAGTAACGCAATTTAATAATGGTGGTGTTCCTGAGTTTGTGGTTAGAACTCCTGATAACAATTATCTATTGTATCCCTTTCCAGATAAATCATACTCTATAAAATTTGATTACTACACTTTTCCTGCTGAGTTAGCTGCTCATGGGGATACTACAACTATACCTGATAGGTTTAGTCCTGTAATTGTAGATGGTGCTACAGCTTTTGTATATCAATATAGGGGTGAAGCACAACAGTATCAACTCAATATGAGTAGATTTGAGCAAGGCATAAAGAATATGCAAACACTATTAATAAACAAATTCTCTTACATTCGTTCTACCTTTATACCTAGGAACTCAAGTAGTTCAAGTATGATAGACGTTAGGTCATTATAAATGGCAGATGAGTCTCAAACAACTCCTTCAGCCTTTAACTGTGAGGGTGGACTAGTATTAAACAAATCTACCTTTATGATGCAACCCGGAGAAGCATTAGAGTTAGAAAACTTTGAGCCTGACGTATCAGGTGGCTACAGAAGAATAAATGGATTCTCTAAATATGTAACAGCTATTGTACCTCAAACTTCTTCTGCTTCAGAGAAAGTCCTTATGGTCGCAACCTTTGGTGATGTAGTTTTAGCTGCTAGAGGAACAAGTATATTTAGTGCTACTCCGGGTGGTTCATCATGGACTAGCAGAGATAGTGGTAGAACAGGTGCATTAAAGTATAACTTTGAAAGGTTTAACTTTGATGGTACAGACAAGATAATAGTTGTAGATGGTACAAATGCACCTACAGTATTTAACTCTAGTTTAGCTGCAACAGATATTGCTGTAGATACTGTGGGTACAGGAGAGTCTACATCTTTGCTCGTAGCTATTGCTTCAGGTACAGGCATGGCAAGTGCTAATGGAACTATAACAGTTTCAGATACATCTCAATTTAATAGTACAGGTTCTTTACTTATAGGGGATGAATTATTTACTTACACAGGTAAAACAAGTACAACATTTACAGGGGTAACAAGAGCAACATCAAGCAGTGTTGCCGCAGACCATGCAGTCGGTGCTTTTGTAGCAGACCAATTTCCTCCTGCTGTAGCAGGTGTTAAACATATAGCTTCTTTTAAGAATCATATGTTTTATGCAGGTATGAGTACAAACAAACAAGAAGTGGTATTTAGTTCTCCATTTCAAGAAGGTTCTCTTAAAATATCTATTGGAGCAGGTA